TCCCCATAGTGTGTCTAAAATGCCTTCGTCTTGTTTGCTAGAAAGTTTCTGGATAAATCCGTTGGCTACTTTTGCAGCACGGTCACCAAATTTCTTTTCTACCATAGTAAGTACGCCTGTTTCACCTTTTGGAAACTTGCCTGTTTGTCTGTCGTAAAAACTATAAATGAATTCTGCTAGATCTTTTGATGTAAATTTTTCTTGTACTTCATCTGAATCTTCTGTAGCCTCTTCGTCCTCCATATCTCCAAAGTCTAACTCTGACATGATTTCTGGAGCATTAGCTTCTACCCACTTTTTAATTAGGGGACGTATACATTGATCTGAATCTTCTTTTGCTAATTCTTTTATTCTTTCTTCAAGTCTTGGATCGTCAATAATTCCGTCTAGACTAGTAAGAGCATTTGTGCCATCTGTGCCTGCTGGAAAATGTTTATCAATTAATTTATTAAGATCTGTAATTGCTTGGCGTTGTTCGTCGCTGTCTGAACTTTGAATCGCACTTGCTTCGCCTAATTCATTTACCCAGTTTTCAAATTTACTAAATGTGTTTGATAGTTTTACCTCTTCATTATCGACTACGTCGTTCTCGTTGTCAACTTCATCCTCACTCATTAAACGATGAATGATAGGAAATACATCTTTCATTTCTTCATTGAATTTTTTAACTGTAAACTTTGATGTTAATTCGTCTACAACTTCCTGAGGTACATCTTGATACTCAGTTGGAGCAAACTGTTCTTTAAATTCATTGTAATAACCTCTTTTGCTTAACTTGTGTATTTCAGTTTTTAAACCTTCAAGGGCATTTTTTCCTTTTTCAACAATAGAATTTGTGTCGTCGTTAAGCAAGTCATTTCTGTTTACATAATTGCTAAATGATTTTAGTTGAGCAATTTGTTCACTAAGGCTTACGATATATTTTCCAATATCGTCATATGGAAGACCGCCTTCTTGAACGTGTCTCTGCATTGCTCTTGCGCCTGATAGATGAATAAATGGATATTTAAATCTTTCGCCTGCTGAATTTTCAATAAAAAGTGCTGTGATATTTCTTGCTCTAGCACCTGGACTTGTTTCGTCAACTGTTTTATTATGTTTTACAATAAGTCTTGTATTTTCTAACTTCTGGAAACTAGTTTTTGATGTTCCGTACATTCCTTCGCTCATTATTGATTCCCCTACATCTGAAGTTTTTGAATATTGGCTAAGGAAAGCATAATCTCTTTTGTCTAGATTGTCCTTTGATATATCTCTACTATCAAAAGTCATCAATCTACGTTTAGCAAAGGCTCGCATACTCTTTAAAAATGTATACCAACCGTCTTTTTGTACTGTATCCATGCCTTCTGTAATTCCTGTACTATAGTAGACTTTCATTGAAGACGGTTCAGCAAGACTAATGCTGATATGTCCTAATGGGTTTTCACCTTCCATATAGTCAAAATCAAAAAACACTGCGTCTTCAGGATTGATAGTAACTTCACCTGATTCCGTACCTAACTTCAGGCCTGAAAACCTGCTTCTTACCTTATAAAATAGGTCTGTGCTTATACTTCTAAGATTATCTTCCATGTTAATATTTATCAAAATATGTTGCCACTTACGAAAATAGGCATTGGCATTTGATCCTCTGTTAATTTTTCAGTCATTTTTTCATATATTTTAGGATCCCAATCAGCTAATACATCTGCCATTCTAATACATAGCAATGTAGCACTAACTAGATCATCGTGTTCACCGGATTTTGCGTTAAAACCAGTACCACTAGCAACAAAGGTTTTTAGCTCTGAAATTAATGGTTTACTATAAATGCTCATTTTGTGTTTTTCTAGTAAATTTTTCAGTTTTGAACAGGCCGTAATTTTAGTACGGTGTGTTGTATTAAATCCTTTGCGGAATCTTCTTATGTGTCCTTTTCTAATAGGCTCACTTAAAAACAGACCCGGGAAGTTTTCTTCTCCAATGTCACTAATAACAACAAGTGCGGCTTCACCTAGTGAGTTATTTTCTACACTATAGTAAATTTGTGGAGTACCACCTTTTTCAGCACCTTGGTCTACGATGTATTTTAGTATTTCACGCATAATTCTAATCTGTTGCTGTACTGGTGTAGTGTTATGGCGCCATTCACCTACCTGTTCCATACTAGGCATTTCGAATATTTGTATAGCGGCATAGTCTCCCCCAGTTCCTAACGAAGGATCAAGTGCGGCAAGGTATGTACATCTTGGATCTATTTCTTTATACCAGCGTGTTTGGCCTGTTGATATCAAAGGTTCTTTACCTTCTAGTTCTGCGAGTTTAACAGCATTGATAAGAGTCTCGTCGAAGATCAAGAATTCGCATTCAAACTCACGACGGAATCGTTCTTCACCAATTTTTGCCTTTTCAACCCTTGCCCATTCATCATCTCTGTCAGGGTGTTCACTCCAATGAGCAAAATATGAGCCAAATCCGTTAACACCAACTGCTTGTTCATTGCCATGCTCGTCAAATTTTTTGTTTGCTTCGGTCCAAATCATAGCAAACTGATCTTCATCACTGTTTGGTGTTGAAGTAATGATACATTTACCACCTGTTGCTAGTGTAGGTGATAGCGCAGTCCAGAATTCTTTGGCTTTTTCTGGTGGTTGTACAAAAGCAAACTCATCACAGTAAATTAATGATAGTGATTTACCACGTCCAGTGTTTTCTGTTGTGGTTGTTGCTTGTATTCTTGCTCCATTGTCATATTCAATGGTATTTCTATTGTAACTATACACACCAGCACGAACAAAATCAGGTAAGTTTTCATAACCAAAGCGATATCTATCCATGATATCTTTGGCACCTTCATATTTGTGTGCGGCAATAAGAACTTGACAGTCTGGAACAAACATTGTGTACCATAAAAGATAAGCAACAGCACAAGTTGTTTTTCCCATCTGCCTTGGAAGCATAGCAATACACTGTTTATTTTTAGTGTATTCTTCAATTAGTCTATGTTGGTATTCGTAGGGTTCAAAAGGAATAGAACCTTTTGTTGGATGTTGAATTTGTATAAAGTTTCGAGCAAAATAAAGTGGACCTGTAATAGGATCCATACACTTTTCTAAGTGTTCTACTTCTTCTAGTGTGTATTTTTGCTTTTTATGTGCCTTTTTAATTAAGACACCATCTAAACTCTTTGCCATATCAATATTTAACCAATAATATCGTCGTAATACCCTGTATTGAATCTAGCATCAAACAGTTTACGTCTATCTTGCTGAATTAGTATTGGTACTGGTGCCGCATAAGGACCATTTGTTGGTTCGCTCCATAGCCATTCATACTGTAAACTAGTATCTAACCGTTTACACAGTTTTTTTAGGCGTCTGCGATTTGTATTTTTGACTTTGTAGACGATTGCTTGGTTGTTACCTAAGTGTTCCCACTCGCCATTCCAAGATCTAATTTTGATTTCACCCTTTTTATAGGCTGTGTAACTCCAAGGGCAAACTTTTTTGATTCGATTAAAGTAATCTAACCAATCAACCTTTTCCTCTGCCACGGCCTTTACCTTTTCCGCGCCCCTCGGTTGTTGTTTGATCTTCCATCTTCTTCTTGCCACGTCCACGTCCACGGCCTTCAGTTGTTGTTTGATCTTCCATCTTCTTTTTCTTGCCTCTGCCACGTCCTTCAGTAGTCTGAACGTCTTCTTTTTTGGCTTCGTTTAAGGCCTTCCAAAGTGCTTCTTTAATTTGTCCACGTAAATCTTTTCCTTCTAAAGCTCTAGGATTATCACCGCCTGCTGTAGCAGGATATGATCCTTTACGTTTATGTAAATCGTCGCCGCCTGATGTAACAGCATCCATATCATCATATTCTGGATCAGGCTCATTGTCCCATGCTTCTTCTTTTTCTTCATCGTCCATGTCTGGCTCTTCATTGTCCATGCCATCTTTTTCGATTGGGAGTTTAATCATTGGAGGCATAGCCATTTTCGGCTCAGCTGGTTCATCACTAGGCATCATATCTGGATTAACTTTTTGAAATAACTTCATCATTCCTTCAATGTTATCCATGCCTTGAGCATTCATACTAACATTCATTGTTGGCTCTGGTGTTTCTGGTTTATCCATAGCCGGCGCTGGCATAGTATCGCCGCATGCCTCGTCTGCTGAAGTATCAAGCTCTCTAATTTTTTGATACAGATCTTTAAAATTCATAATTAACTCCCCATGGCGCTTTTAGCACCTGCTTTATCTTGTTTCTGTGGTTTTTCTGCTTTGTACTCCATTTCTTTAACTCTTTCTTTAGATGCTTTTGTAAGATCTTTTAAGAAAGACTTGTTAAAGTCGTCGCCAAAGTAGTCCTTTGCTTTTACTTTTTCACTATCCTTATAACTAGGATCGTTTAGTACTGCTTTACCTGAAGGTTCATCCATTGCTGAGCTTTCTTGAGCTTCATATGGATCATTAACATTGCGTACTCTAAAGTGTGAGTATTCAAGTTGTAAGTTATTCTTAATTGCTACTGAAATTTCCTGTGGTGTAACTGGATATTCGCAAGTATTTTCAAATACTGTAACTTCTGTATTTTCTAAATCTGGAAAATCTTTAACTTGCTTCTGAATAGGACTGCTACCTACTTTTTTAACACCTTGGCAACCATATCTTTGAAGAGATGCGTGAACTTTGTCTTCGAACGATTCAGGAATTTCACCTGCTACCTTGATTCTGAAGCTATAAGTTTTCTGTGATTCAGTTAGATATTCTTTTAACGTTTTCATACTCATATTTATTCCTCTCCGCGCAATTTCCTTAATAATTCATTGCGATCTGTTACAACAAACCCTTGGCCGTTCATGATATCTTCAGCATCTGGGTTACGATCTTGGTCAATTTTCAGTTTTTTAAGTTTTAAATCCACTGCTTTTAACTTTTTATCAATTTTTGTGGCTTTGGCGTCAATAGCATTCTTTAGCATACTACCTGCTACTTCAAAAATACGTCCACTATAGCGTACTTCCACATTCATTCCTAAATCCATAAGCTCGTCATAGGCATTTTCTGCTTTTTGTGCCAAATTATCTAATTCGTTATCATTTAAACTATCTAATTCGTCTATTTTAGGCAAACTTCCAGCAATAGTGTTTACTTCAGTGTAACTTCTTTCTAACGACCGTACTTCATCTTTAGTCGGAGCGTCATCTTCGACCTTAGTTACTTCGGTTTTTGGTTTTTCTTCGTCCAAATTAAATAGTTCTTCTAGTTTCTTTGTCATACTGTACTTATCTTCGTTTGTTGCCTTGGTGAAAAATATCGTCTTCGTTTATAATACGAAATTTTAATTGATTTTGTTTACACCAAGCACTTGCCGCTTCCCATTTTGCCATATTTTTTACATATTGTTCTTGATTATATCTACTTTTACCTACACGCTCTTTTAATTGTTGATTTGCTGGTTTAACTTCTACTACTTCAGCATTTTTTCTTCCATTTTTATCTTTATAAACAATAAAGAAGTCTGGAACGTATATAGTATACTTACCTGTCAAAGGATCTTGATAAGGAATTTGTATACTCTCACTTGCCCAATGTTCTACTCCAGCATGTTCGTCTAACATTCTCATAAAAACAAATTCCCAACTACTTCTTGCCAAAGGGACTTTCTTCCCTATGTATTTTGAGGGATTCTTCATATTGAATTTCCCTTGGGCAAACTTAGGCAATTATAATCCTCTGTTGTTCTTCATTGAATACTTTAGTAGTTCTAAATCCTAAAGCAGATGTTGGGTATCTACTTTCATTTAAAATATTACCCACTAATGACGACAATTGGAGTGACTCTAAACCTTCTAACGAACTTAATAGTTCATAAACAGGAACACCATCTTGTTTAGCTTGTTTTAATAAAACAATTCCGGTTACAATTGATGCTTGTTCAGCAAATCCTTTACCACGCAAAAAGCCTAGAGTAGCATCAACATCTTCTGCTTTGAATTCTAATCCTTCTTGACCATATTCATTAAAGTAAAGTAAAGATTTCGTAGCATTATCGCTTGATGCTTTTTTTGGTAGATTTGAAAATTCAGCCATTGTTAATTACCTTTTTTAGTGTTTCTAGAGCCGGGGATAACTATTCCTGGAATACCGCTGGTAACATTCTGACTTCTGTTAGGTGTGAGTGCTAAGTTAAGTGCTTCAGTTGCTAGTGAGTTTGAATCAATATTGCTTAAAGTCTTAAATGTATTAATAGCTGCAATAGCCGCTTGAAGGCCGCCTACTCCGCCAGCTTTCTCTTCGAAGTTATCTCCAAATATTTGTTTTGCTCCTGCTACTACGCCAGTATCTTCAGCAAATATTCCGCCAGGTCCAAATAAACTTGATTGTGCTCCACCTAAAACACTTAATGGACTTGGAACTTTATCATAGTGTGATGTAGCAAATGCTTTCGGTTCAGCTTCTCCTGCTGTGTTGATATAACCTGCTCCATATATTACACTTTCGTAACCTACATCCATTGTTGCTTGTACAGTTCCTGAACTTTCAGCATAGTCAACATTACCATGGTCCCATGTTCTAATATACGGATTAATAAGTTTATAACTATGAAATCTTCTGTGAGACATTGTGTATATAGTAATGCTATTAAAGAAAGGTTTTACAACTTTATCAGAATCAAGACCGTATCTATATTTTCCAGCTTCGATATTATTACCACTATTGTAAGGACCGGTTAGTGTATTAGATTTTTCTCCAATTTCCCATGCCCCTGTTTCTTGAGTTCGTTCTGGTGAATAGTAACTGTAATATAATGCCCACAAAGAATTTATAATACCAATACTATCATCATGGAAATTTATTTGTATAGGATCATAATTAATGTTTTTGTAAATTATCTTTTTTCTATTATATTGATTTTTTACATCGGTATCAAAACTAAATCTCGGTAATGTAGTATTTTTAACTAATACAGATATTTCGTCTTTGTGTCTGGCCTTCCATCTCTCATTTCCTAGTGCGTCCCAATTAATATCAAAATACACATGAAAAAGAAATTTGGTTTTTGGCATTCTTGCCATTGCGCCGTCAACAAACGTTCGTGACGCATGTCTGCTATCTCCTAAGTTACCTTTAGGATTTAGTACTCCAGAGCCGAAACCCGATAAGAATCTTGTAAATTTGTCTGCCATACTACTATTTAGTCACAAAAAAAGCCCGGGGTTTTAAGCCGAGCTTTAATTGTTCAACAAACTATCTATTAACTAATTGTTATTATGCTCCACCACCAGTTGTTAGAGCGCCAAGTGTTCTAGCACCAATATTTCTACCAATACCATCAACTCCGCCACCTCTATACTGAATAGCGTTATCATATCTCATTGTCATTGAAATCATTGCTGGTTCATTTGAAGTATAATTCAAATCTCCATAGTCAATGTTTTGTACAAAAGTACCGTACAACTCAAATGTTTCTAATACATTTGGTGTCTGTGTACCGTTACCACCGTCTAGTATTTCAATGAGTGTAGTAAACTTGTAATCTTGTCCTGAAGCTGCACTTGCTTGTTCAAAGAAGTCGAACTGCTTCTGGATTTGCTCACCACATAATCTTTGAATAGATCCACTTGCGTCATCACGAACATTAAGTGTAACCTGTTCCCAGTTATGTCTACCTGCTAGGTAGATACGTGAGTTGTATACAGGAATTTCCATTTCTTCGAAGTTAATCTTCGGACGTGTAATATCCTGTACTTGTTTTGTTAATTCTGTTGGTACTGTACCGTTAGCACCAAAACCTTGAAGCACCACTCTAAAGCGATACTTTAGCTTTGGCATCAACAAGCCTTGATTGCTTGAAGATGTATCAGTTGCTAAAGGAACTGTTAATTTTGATAGTGTTGAAATAGCCATTTAATTTTGCTCCGTTTGTATAATATTATTTAGCATAATGAGTGGGGGAATAAATCCCCCTCTCAATTTAGGCTGATGCTTGTCCCTGAATTTCTCCAGTATTCTTAAGTCTTAGTGGAATATAAATGAACTCAATTGATTTAACTGGTTCAATAGCAATGTCCACATAAAGCTCGTTACGATCAATACGTGCCGCAGTGTTGTTTGATTCGTCACATACAACAGCAAAGTCATATAGTGCTCTCAAACCTACAAGCTCAAGCATTAAGCTCTCCACTGCTTGTTTGATTTCGTCTCTAGTGATCTTATCATTAGGTTCAAAAACAAACGGTTTAGCAAGTCTGTTAAGTTGTGATCTTAAGTAGATTACTAAACGAGCTACGTTGATTCTGTCAAGTGCGG